GATGTAGAGGATATAAGGGCTTTTCTTAGGCAAAAACAATCAGGTGATTTAGGCCAGCCTTTGTATAATAATGAGGCTAAGAATTTACTAGTGATGGGACCTCGTGGTTGGGGTAAGTCTTATTGGGGAGCTAACATAGCTGCTCATGAATATTTAACTGATGGACAAAAAGAATATGTACCTGGCGAGGTGCCTAAAGAAACTGCGGAAATACTTCTTTCTGCGTATAACTCTCCGTATGTTAATGATCTTATTTCTAAGATTCAGGATGTGCTTAACAACTATCCTGGTGGCATGGAAGTCAATGGTGTATACTATCCAGCACCATTCTCTAAGACTTTGGCAGGAACTTGGGCAATTGGGAAAAAGGCAGAGAACTATTACAAGAAGAAGGTAGGTGGTAAGTGGCAGATGGTTGGAACAAGGAGTTGTTTCAAGCCTAGGGTTTATAAGGATAAGCCACTTGCTGGTGTAGGGGGTCGTAATACTGTTAAGATTGGGGAAGAGATTGGTCTTTGGGAAAACTTAATTGAGTCACACTTTGCTGATGAAAATACACAACGTCTTAATAATTATAAATTTGGTTCCACTCTGTATATTGGTACTGGGGGTGATATGGTGGGTGGCGGTACTCTCGCCTCACAAAAGATGTTCTATGATCCAGAAGCCTATGATTGCCTGGTGTTTGAAGACATTTATGAAAATAGAGGTAAAATAGGTTTATTCTTTCCTGCTACTTATACTAAGATTAACTATAAGGATGAGTTTGGGAATACTAATTTTTCACTTGCTAAGGCTGGTGAAGAAGACCAAAGAGAAAAGAAGAAGCTTGCAAAAGATGCTTCGGCTTATGACGAGTATGTAGTATATAATCCTATTGTACCTAGTGAGGTATTCTTGTCAAGGACTAATAATATCTTTCCTCTCAAGGATTTGCAGTATGCACTTGCACATATTGAGTCAAGTAAACTGGCAGATGCAGAGTGGATAGGAGATGTAGTAATTACACCTGATGGTGAAGTAGAGTGGAGGAACAATGCAAAGAATAGACCAATTTATGATTTTCCACTTAGGGCAGAAGCTAATGTCGAAGGCTCAGTTGTTCTGTATGAACATCCTATCAAAGATGAAAATGGCAGTATTCCCTGGGGCAGATATTTGGGAGGGATTGACCCTTATGACCATGATAAATCCAATTCTGGTTCTTTGGGTTCTATCGTTATTCTGGATAACCTTACAAACAGAATTGTTGCAGAGTATTCAGGTAGACCAGAGACTGCAAATGATTTTTATGAAACTTGCCGTAGGGTCTTATTGTATTTCAATGCTATAGCTTTGTATGAGAATGAGAAGAAGGGTGTGTTTACCTACTTTGAATCTTGCGGGGCATTGTATTTGTTAGCCAAGCAGCCTAAACTTGTGAAGGATGTAGTGGCTAATTCTACTGTTGATAGGGGCTATGGTATGCACATGCCACAGGAGATTAAAAGGTATGGAGAGGGGTTAATAAATACCTGGTTGAGAAGAACTTATGAGGGTGATGTTAAAGTTGCACATAAGATAAGGTGTATACCTTTGCTTAAAGAGCTGATACTTTACAACCCAGATGGTAACTTTGATAGGGTAATGGCACTTATGTTAGCATTGTACCAAAAGGAAGAAATGCGTAAATATGAGGTGCAAGTAGAGGAGAAGGTAAAGACTTTCTTGGACCATGAGTTTTTCCAAAATGGCTTTACCAAAAAGGGACAATTTGCTATAGGCAAAGCACAATATTTACCCTGAACTATTGTTCAAGGAAAATCTAAAAAATAATTTTGTAAATTGGGTTAACTAGATTCATGGAAGTAGTATATCAAGATAGGGTCATTTTACCAAGACAAAAGGTACTCCGTTCAGTAAAGGAAACACTGGAATGGAAACACAAATGTGTTGATGCTATTATTGCATCTACCAAGGGTAAAGATTCACAAAGACGTAGGTCTGTTACAGAAAGAAAAAGGAATTATGACCTGCTGAATAATAAGATTGATATTACTCATTTTGAGCACGTTACAAACCCTTTTAATCTAGGTAAAAACCAGCCTAATAAGTTCCAATTACCTGCTACTTTACAGCCTTACGACGTACTTTTTCCTATTTTCAATGTACTTTTTGGAGAAGAGCACAAGAGATTCTTTAATCCTATTGTAAGAGTAGTCAATGAGACGGCTATTACAGAGAAGGAAGAGCAGGTAAAGCAGACTATAGTACAGGCTTTGATGCAATACCTCATGCAAGGGGTAGAGCAAGATCCGAATAACCCACAACCTCCACCTGAAGAGGTGATTAAAGCTGCTCAAATGTCTGCAAAAGACATGCGTGAGCTTACAGCTGAGAAATTTCTTACTTATTACAAGAAAAAATTCAGGTTAAAAGATGTTTTTGCTACAGGTTGGAAGGATTGGCTAATTGCAGGTGAAGAGTTTTATAGAGTTGAAGAAGTAGCTGGAGAAGTGTCTGTAAAGAGAGTAAATCCTTTGCAGATTTTCTTTAAAATTGGTGAGAATAATGATTCTATTGAGGACTGTGACCAGATTCTTGAAGAAAATTATCTGACTGTAAACCAGATTATAGATGAATTCTATGAAGTTCTTACTCCTGAGCAGATAGATGAACTGGAGAACTACTATCCTAGTGGAATTCCAGGTAACCAGGTTATAAATCCTCTTACAATCAAGGAAGTTGAGACTATTTATCACTTCCAGAACCAAGAGAGTTTCATTGATAGGATACCTGTCTACAGGGTACGTTGGAAATCTTTCAGAAAGATTGGTACTTTCTATTATATAGACCCACAAACTGGAGAAGAGCAGAGCTTTACAGTGGATGAGTCGTGGGAATGGGACAAAAAAGACCCACAACAAAGAGTAGAGTGGTACTGGGTTTCTGAATATTGGGAAGGTGTGCGTATTGGTATGGATATGTACATTGAGCCTATGATTAGGAGGCGCCCTCAACAGTTTAGGACTATGGATAACCTGTCTAAGTGTAAGTCAGGTTATTTTGGTAGGATGTGTTCTGCTACAAATACTCAGAGCACTAGTCTAATGGATCGTCTTGTCCCTTGGGTTTACTTGTATTTCATCATTTGGTATGATACAGAGTTGGCACTTGCTACTAACGTAGGTAAGATTGCCTTGCTTGATGTGTCCATGATACCAGATGGATGGGAGATAGACAAGTGGATGTACTATGCCCGTGCTATGCGTGTAGGTTTTGTTAACTCTATGAATGAGGGTAACAAGCGCATGGGTATTAATCAGAACATGTCTACTCAGAACAAGGAGCTGAATCTTGAGATGGGTAACTACATTCAGTTTAACATTCAACTCCTTCAGGAAATTGAGCGAAAAATTCAAAATACAGCGGGTGTCCCTCCACAGCGTCTTGGAGCTATCTCTAATCAAGAATTGGTGGGCAATGTTGAGAGAAGCATTGTCCAATCAAGTCTGGTAACAGAAGACTTGTTTAGAATGCATAATCTTACAAAGCTTGATGTATGTGAAGCTATTCTTGAAGTGGCTAAAGATGTATACAAAGATAATAGTAAGGCTTTGCAGTTTGTGACAGATGATTTGCAGACCGTATTATTCCAGCTTGATGGTATGGAATTTAATAATGCGGATTATGGTGTGTTTGTTACGGATGATAATAAGGACATGGAGGTATTTGAAGCTATGAAGGCACATATGAAGTTTGCTCTTCAGAATGACCAGATGGCTTTCCACCAAATTGCAGATATTTATACTACAGAGTCTGTATCTGAGATTCGTGCTACACTTAAGCAGTACTATGATGCTAAGCAGCAGCAGGCACAACAGGCACAACAGCAGCAAGTTCAAGTTCAGCAGGAGCAAATTGCTGCACAACAGCAGATGCACCAAGAAGATATGCAGCTTAAGCAGTATATTGCTGATACTACAAATGCTACTAAGATTCAAGTTGCCCAGATTGCTACATACAATAGGCAGATGGACCTTGATGTAAATGAGAACCTTATTCCTGACCCTGTAGAACTTGCAGACCAGGCACTAAGACAAAGAGAGGCAAGCTCTAAGGAGTTTATTGAAAAGATGAAACTCCAAGCTGAGAAGGTAACTAAGGCTAGAGAACTGTCACTTAAAGAAAAGGAAATAGCTTCTAAAGAAAAGATAGAAAAGCTTAAGTCTGAGACTGCACTTAAAGTTGCTAAGACCAATAAGAATAAGTACGATAAGTAATGTTCAAGGCAGGTGTAGTTTCTAAAAGTGCAGGAGGTGGAGGTGGAGGAGATGTTACGCCTAACCCTACGCCAAATTGGGCTGATATATCTTTTTCTAATGTGCAATTTCCTATTGTAGCAGTACAACAAATCCAAGGAATTACTAGTACTATAAATTTAGAAGTTAGTAGAAGCTTGGGTGGTTTTACTATGTATTATAAAATAGATACTAGTGCTCCTTCATGGACTAATGGAGGAGTAATACTTGACACGAGTTTTTCTGGTTGGACACAGATTATTTCCTTTCCAGCTGTAATTAATGTTAGTAATAATCAATATATATCATTTGGTTGTTCTGGTTTTGCATCTACATCAGCAACAGTAACAGTTAAAAATAATTCTGATAGTGCTATTACACTTGATACTTTCACTGCGACTATAACCTTTGAGGAATAATAATCATATCCATACCATACGTTAACAAGAAGCTACAATAAATTTTAAATAATTAAAATATAAACTAATGAGTTTATCTAGCGTAAAAACCAGAGATTATCCCAAACCTATATCTAAGTTTGGGGTAAACTACATGAAGACTATAGCTACTGTACCTTACACTTTAGCTAATGAAGATAAAGGTAAAGTGCTTAATGTTACAGCAGCTGGTACTATTACTGTACTTCCTCTTAGTGTACCTATTGGTTCACAAATTGATGTGATTAATAGTAGTGCAGGTACAGTTGAGTTTGTACAAGGTACTGGTGCAGTTCTTCAAAGTAAGACTAACTTTAGAAAACTTGCTACTCCTTATACAGCAGCTACACTTATTAAAACAGGTGATTCTACTTGGGTACTCGTAGGTGAACTTACATTGTAATGTATAAAATAGGGATTTTACATAGTAACGCTGTTCCAGGAGATGTAACACCTACACCTCCTCTTAGCCTTTTTGATATTTATTATGATGATGATATTTTGAAATGGGGTTATACAGGAGATAAAGTTGGTGGTATAACAAGCCCTATAAATATTAGGGTTACTTATACTACAGCTATAGCTGCGCAGCTGTATTACAGGTTAAGTACTGGAGCAGTTGTTCTAGATGGAAATTCAAATCCTGAGGATAATGATATGATTCCTATTAATTCAGGAGATATTATTCCAGATGTTCCTCCAGATGATTATGTATACTTTGGAGTAAGTGCTCCTACAAGTACAGTTACAGAAGAAATTGTTGGAGTAACTTTGACTAATGCTTCTTTAGCTGAAACTTTTTTAACAAGTTTTAACGCTGAAACAATTGTAACTTATTATAGTCTGAATCTTAATACAGAAAATAGTACAAGTGACGCTTTAAAAGTAATGTATACTGTACCTATGTTTGGATTTAATGATACACTTTTTTATAATTTACCTGCTACTACGTCTTGTACATCAATTGGAGTAGCTACTATTTCTTTACCTAAGAATAGTAAGATATATGTGGGTATGTTAGATACTTCAGGAAATAAGGTAATTTATGGAGTAAATTTAAGTACTGGATTCCCTGTACCTCCTTGTCCTTCACTTCATACTTATTGCGGTAGCTTTGACACAAATACTAATAAACTTGCAGTATACTCTTTGACATTGAGTCAAGATAGTTATGTATCTGTAGGTCCTAGAGTTGGTAATAATGGTAAATCTAGTAATTGTTAATGGCTGATAATATAAGATTTATACACGCTAATAAACTTGCTAAATATAAATATACTTATATTGACAAGGATGGTACTGTATATATAGGCCAGAAGGATGGAAGACTTGCTAAGAAAAGGCTTACTGCTTCAGATGTAGATAGTATGATAAGTAGTTCTCAGGTAAGTACAGGTACTACTGTAACTCCTTCTACTGGAACTCAAGATATGTTAAACCCGTTATTATTGATGGGAGGATAATATGCCTACTGTTTACGCAATATTAGGACAAGTTGCCCCTTTGGCTACTACAGAAACTCTTCTGTATTCTTCTTCTGTAGCTTCTGCTGTGGCTAGTTCATTGATTGTATGTAATAGAGGTGGTACTCAAACTACTTTTAGAGTATGTGTTTCTTTAGGTGGAGCTACTACTACAAACAAAGATTATATATATTACGATTTGCTAATAGCAGGAAATGACACATTCATAGCTACAATAGGTGTAACTTTGTCTGCAGGAGATTCAGTCAAGGTTTATGCAGCTAATGGTAATTTGTCCTTCTCATTATATGGTTCACAAATAAGCTAATGTCACAGGGATTTGCAGGATATAACATTATGGATTCAGCCTTTACCATTAAGGATGGGGCTAATCTTGATGCATTTAGCAGACTGCGTGTAAGTAATCCTCTGACACTTTTCAATGCTCAGTTTACATATAACCTCCATCCGCTTTTATTTGAACAGATTACTAGTGGGGCAGGGGCTAGTATAGCTCATCATACTACTAATAGATATGCTGCTATGACGTTTTCTGCTACTCCTACGGGAGGGCAGTGTTACATGCAGAGTTACGAGTATCTCCCATATCAGCCAGGTAAGAGTCAGCTGTCTTTTCTTACATTCAACTTTGAAGGAGGGGTAGCCAATGTCCTTAAATTCGCTGGATACTCAGATGGGGTAAATGGTGTAGAGTTTCAGCTCAATGGGACCACTCCTAGGTTTGCGATATACTCAGGTACGGGCACTGGGAATCAGTTTGTGAACCAGTCAAGCTGGAACTTAGACAAGCTCGACGGTACAGGGGCTAGCGGATACACTCTTGATCTTACCAAGGTTCAAATCCTTGTGATAGACTTACAGGCGTTGTATGCTGGTAGAGTTCGTGTAGGGTTTGACATAGGGGGAACTATCATCTATGCCCATCAATTCTTACACGGTAATAGCGTAGCTCCACCATATCTACAGACTGCTAGTTTGCCTGTGCGGTGCGGTATGACCTGTACTGCTACGGTGAGTACCACGATGTACTTCTTGTGTTCAACGGTAATTAGTGAGGGTGGACTAGACGATGTGAACCAGTTTGGGTACACGTTCAGTCAGACTAGTACAGCAGTTAGTGTAGCTACCTCACCTACTCATGTGTTGAGTTTAAGGCCCAGACTGACGTTTAATGGAATTACCAATAGGAGCAGGGTGGCGTTCATAGATGTAGAGATATTCAACAATGGCAACCAGCCAGTATATTGGCAGCTCTGTTTAGGACAAGCTATTACTGGAACTACTACCTTTAACGATGTAAATACTACCTATAGTAGTACAGAGTATAACATCTTGGGTACAATAAGTGGGTCTCCTGCGATAATTATAGATGCGGGATATGTGGCGGCTTCAGGTGGTGCGAAGGGTGTAACAAATACAGCGGTGAACTCTAGGTATCCTATTACATTAAATGCTGCTGGGGCACACAGAACGCTTGGTACCTTATCATTGGTATTAACCTCAACCAGTGGCACACAGAGTTGCTTTGGGGCAATGAAATTTAGGGAGATAAGATAATGGCACAAGGATTTACAAGAGGTGTTCCAATAGATACGGATCCCACGCTAGCAAACAATAGTAATTTATTAGTACCTTCGCAGTACGCTGTAGTACAGTACGTAGCAAATCAGTTGTCTACAATTGGAGGGGTAAGTGCAGTAACAGCAAGTACACCTCTGGCAAGTACAGGTGGTGCTACTCCAAATATCACTATAACACAAGCTTCTCCAACCACAGATGGATACATTACAGCTGCAGATTATGTTACATTTAGCACGGCAGGTGGTGTATCAGCAAGTGACGCAATAGCATACGCAATAGCACTAGGATAATATGGCAAAGGTAATGGTAGGTGTTGACTATGGTAGCTACAGCTTTAATGCTGCGAGTAGCCAAGTCACGTTGAATTTGAATGGGGTGCCTCCTAAGTTGGAGGGCATCTTGCTAATTACTAATGTTACGGACAACATCATTATCTACAACTTTGCCAATCCTGCCTTGGGTGGAACACTCAATGGGAACGTGTTGACCTTAGACTATAGCACCGTGGCTATGTCTAACACGGATAATTTGCAGATATGGTACTACAATGAAGATGCCCAGCAGACTGACTTGGTGGATTTGGCAATGAGTATCAAGAGAGATATTCAGATGATACGCAGGGAGCCTAATATGACACCTACTGGTTTAAATACATTTGTCACAAATGGTGCCTTGACTACCGTATCTACGGTATCCACTGTATCTCAAATGCTATATTTTGGTGTTGCTACTGAGGGTGGATATGGAACCTTGGCTCATCAGATATGGTTAAATCAAAAGTGGCAGCTGTTTAAAAACAATATAATAACATGAGTACAACTATTAACACAAGGTATAATATTGATTTACCTGAATGGAGGGCGTTACAGCAACCCTTGGCTGGTAGTAGCTCAAGTCCTATAGGTGCAACTGGTCCTTGTTTTGCACCTGATATGCGCTGTAGAAACTATCAAAGTCCACATACATTTTTTTCTAATAGCAGCAATGTATTATGTTCATACAATTCAAAGCTTGATGCTTGGAACTACATATCATCTACTGGTGTTGGAGGTACAATGAGTCAAGGTTCAAATGCTGTATTCTGCCCAACATTTAGTCCTATGGGTACTATTGCTGCTGGAGCAACAGTTAACAAGGTTACATTGACTACTGCACTACCCGCCACGGTAATTGCTAATCAGCTTGCTAATCGTGGAGATGGTTTAGGATTTATTGTAAGAATCATAGGTAATGCTGCGGGGTCAAGTGGTAAGATTGAGGAGAGAAGGATTATAGCTAATAGTTCAGGAACTACTCCTACAATATACTTTGACAAACCACTAAGTTTTACACCTGCTACTGGTGACAGGTATGAGTTTTTGAGTGGGTCGGTATTATTTTTAAATACTGGTACGAGTGTTACTGCTAATATTTTCAGAAGATTTGATATGCTTACCAACTCATATAGCAGCTTGTCAACTACTGGATTGATAGCCACCATACCTACTACCCACAATCAGCTTATAGTTTTAGACGAGCAGTATGTTCCTTGTGACAGGAATCCAGGTGAAGGGTTTATGGTTGGCACTAGTAACTATGATACTACGGGTGATTTTACTAAGAATTGTTTGCTTGCTACAGGCTCTGCTGCTAACACTATTACAGGGCAAGCATCCAACGGGGATTCAAGTGTCACTATAAATAAGTTTAGGAATTATCAGATTAGGATTGTAGAGGACACAGCCATACCCACTGCTGTTGGTCAGAGGAGGAGGATTAGTTCCCACACGGCAGGTCCTAGCGCAGTGTATACTGTTGCGACTAACTGGACTGTAACACCTAGTGCTACCTGCAAGTTTGTTATTGAGAATGACACGGACAGAATAATTGGATTTTTTGGTGGAGCTACTGCTACATACAACTATTTCGTTAGTAATCTAGGCAACACTGCTGCTACAGCCAATACTTGGGATACTACAAGTTGGGCGGCTAGGGCAGTGGCAATATCTAATGGAGGATTGACTTGGTATGCCTTTGGTATTAGTCCTACTGTTTATAGTACCTCTGAGAACAATATTAAGAGCAGTAATATATTTTCATTTAGGGGTGCTTCTAGCACATACGATATATTAGATATTTCTGGGGCAGCCACAGGTTCTTGGACAAATGGTGCAATTATGTTATATAACGGAAACTCGACACCCGATTCATGGGTTGGTGCTAATGATTACTATTACTTTGCATACAATCCGCACACACAAGGCGGGGCTTATATATATGGCGCTCAAGGAGGTAACTCTTCTGTAACAAATTCTCAAAGACAGTATTATAGATTTAGCTCTATCAATGGTCAGCTTGAAAAGGTTACAGGTCCAAAAGTAGCACAAGGAAGTGCAAATGGATATGGCGCCAATGTATCATTCTGCTCTGTCTATCAAGACGGCACAACAAAGGTGGCATTTTACAATACTACAAGGTTGCTAAGTAACGGAATTGACTATTTTCAACTAATGTTAACTTTCTAAGATATGTGGACTGCAATAGCATTTAGAGATGCAATGGAAAATGGTACAGCAGTAAGGCTGTATGATGATACTACTGAGAAGGCATTTGATGTGTATGAGGATGCAGTGGTGTACGCTGCATACTTGTCTGAAAAACTAAGTATTGGTGTTGATGTATATGAGAAGACAACTATACCAGCAGGAGGTCTGGATATTGAAGCATTAAAACGGCAAGATGCCTTGGATAAATTAACACCTGAAGAAAAAGCATTATTAGGATTATAACATGGCAAAGCAAAGTAAAACAAACACTACTACCTTCAAAAAGAAGGCTAAAGTACGTCGTCCTGGGGTACATAGTAAGAAGAAAACTAGTGGACTAAAAAGCTCCAAAAATTGGAAAAAACCTTATCGTGGACAAGGTAAATAATAAATATGCTATAGGAGCATTACAAAATTTAGGGGTAACTATTGTTTAATAGTTTATCCTTAAACTAATTTTGTATCTTGTTCATACGTGTAGAAGTAACTGTGTAAAGATAAAAATATGGAACAAAAATTAGACCTGTCTGTACTAGACAAAATTACAATTCCTGAAGTTGAAACTATTGACCAGTTTGAGACTAAAGTAGAGCAGGAAAACAAAGAAGAACTGCAAGAGACGGCTCTTGAAGAAGTAGAATCACTAGACTCTTTTAAAGATGAAGGTGAGGAAGCTGCTGAAGAAAGTGAGGATTCCTCAAATAATTCTTCCAGTTCTGATGAGCAAGACTCTCTTAGAGAGATTGCAAAATGGGCACACGAACTAGGAATCCTTGATTATGAGGAAGAGAAGTTTGAAAGTTCAGAAGAGTACTTTAAAGAAAAGTTCTTTGAAAAGGTAAAAAAGGAAGCTATTAACTCTCTGCCAGATGAGTTGAAATATTTGGCAGATGGTTACATGAAAGGTATTCCTCTTAACGACTTAATTAACTCAAAGGCTCGTGAAGAAAGTTTTGAATCTATCAATGATGATAACCTCAAAGAAGATGAGAATCTTCAAGAAGAGCTTGTAGGTCAATGGCTTGCATTGCAGGACCATGACCAAGACGAGATTAAGGAAAAGATTGAGTCGTATAAAGATGGATTGCTTCTTGAAAAAGAGGCAAAGGTTGCTCTTAAGAAACTTAAAAAGTATGAGCAGTCTTACCAGCAGCAGCTTGCAGCTCAGGCTGAAGAGCAACAAAAGATGGCTCAAAGACAGTATGAAGAGCAGCTTAATCAGTTGAAGAAAGACATAGAATCAACTGAAAGTTTTATTCCTGGTGTAGCTATGCAGAAGCAGGATAAAGAAAGGCTCTTCATGGCTATCACTCGTCGTGATAGAAATGGCAGAACTGAGCTTGAAAATAAAATGTCAAGCAAAGAAATGCAGCTAGCTGTGGCCCAATTTGTGCTTCAACTTGAAGGTAAACTTGAGGCAGTTGAGAGAAAGGCTTATACTAAAGCTGCTCAGAACACCAAGAAAGTTGTTAATAGTTATTCCGAAGATAGTAAAGGCAGAAAAATAGATATGTCAGTAGTCCGTAAAGCTATTGACCAGTCTAAAAAACAATACAAATTCTAATATATATTTAAACTTTAATTAAATGAGCGCAACACAAAAACTCAATTCCTTGCAAGTAAGCTATGCCAAATCATGGGCTGGTCTTACTACAGAGAACCACTTGTATGCGATTTACCAAAATGACGTACAGCTTGCTTCAGACATTGTAACTGAAGTGTTCAATCGTATGGGTTACATTGGTCTGGATTCTTTCCTTTCTAAATACCCTACTAAGTTGTTTGACCATGATGGTGAATACAAGTGGATGCTCAAAGGTGATAGCCGTCGTGCTATTCCTATTGTATCTTACTCTGCTACCAATGCAGCAACTCCTGGTCTTGGAAAGACTACATTTGAAATTACTCTTACTGAGAAATTCTTTGTAGCTTCTGACTACATTGCATTTGATGATGTAGAGCATGGAGTACGTATTGAAGATGATGGTCGTCCTGATGGTACCAACTGGGTATTTACAGTACGCCACATGAGAGCAGATGCTTCTTATTTCGTACCTACCGAACTTCTTCGTGCAGGTCGTAAAGTAGCTAAACTCTACAACGTAGTAACTAATACTCTGAATGACCAATATGGTGAGACTCAGTTTAGTTCTATGTTTGAAATGCGTAACCAGTTCTCTACTCTTTCTAAGAAGTATGTAGTTCCTGGTAATATGCAAGACCGTCCTCTGCTTATCAAAATGACAGGTTCAGAAGGTAAATCTGTAACTGTTTGGACTAAGTGGCAGGAAATGGAATTTAATTTCCAATGGCAGAAGGAGAAGGCTAACCAGCTTATGTACTCTACTATTAATCAGAACCTTGATGGTACTTTCACTCAGAAAGCTCCTAATGGTTTCCCAATTAAGCAGGGTGCTGGTCTTCGTGAGCAAATCTCCCCGACCTATAAATTCTACTACAATACCCTTACTCTGGATTATCTTCTGGAAGTTATGACAAACTTGTCTATCAACATCCTTCCTGAAGATGAGCGTGAGTTCTTGATTCTTACAGGTGAAAGAGGAATGATTATGTTCCACAAGCTTGTAGAAGATAAGATTGGTATCCTTATTCCTCTTGGTGATACTGAGCGTATCAAAGGTTCAGGTCAGAACAAAGCACTGGGTGGCCAGTACAAACAGTTCCTTGGACCACAGGGTATTAAGATTACTATAGCCCACATGCCTCAGTATGATGATCCAGTGTTGCACCGTATGGAAGCTCCTGATGGAGGTTACACTGAGAACTATCGTATGACTATCTTTAACATTGGTACTACTAATGGTGAGCCTAACATTCAGAAAGTTGCTCCTAAAGGTCGTGCAGAAGTGAAGTGGTATGTACCTGGTTCTACTACTCCATTTGGTCCTCAAAATGGTGGCATGGGTGCATCTCCCGTAGATGGCTATGAAATGTACTGCCAGACTACTCAGGGTGTAATGCTTAAGAACCCCTTGAGTGCTGCAGAACTTATCATGGATGTAACTTATTAATAACTATAAACTTTAAAGTGATGGAGAAAAGTGCAGTTGAAACTAAAGTAAACACAAAATCCGAAGTGGCTGGTCCTCTTGCTAAAATAACAGGTAAATGGTTAGTGAAGCCTTGCAGAAAGTCTTGGCTTCACGCCATTAACCCTAACCATGATGGGAACACTATATTTAGTGGTGCTCAGATATGGATTGTTGCGGCAAGAAGTGCTTCAAATCCTGATGTAGTTAATACAGGACTTACTGAAGAAGAGCGTATTGCCTTTGAGGCAGAGATGTTCCTTCAGCCTGGAAGCTTGTCACCCTATAACCTAAAGTTTTGGGCAGACAAGAAAAATGTAATCAAGATTCCTAAAGAAGGCTTGACTTTGGATTGTGACAATAATGTTAAGCATAAGTTTTGGTTTAAAGTTCTTCAATCTTCTAAGCGTGTTGCAAAAGGTAAAGAAGACCTGGCTGTGAATTCCATAGCTGATGTACTTCTTTCTTCTGTAGAACAAGAAGCTAAGTTTGATTCTGAGAAAATTAATACCAAGACTAAAGCTTATGTTAAGTTTAGCTCTATGAGCTTGCAGGATAAGATTAACTACCTCAAAGTATTTGACGAGGGACGTTATAAGATTGATACTACTACTAAACCTGAACTGATTGACCAGACCTTGGGTAACATTGTAGAGAATAATCCTGCTGAGTTCTTGGCTGCATTTGACAACCCTTACTTTAAAGATTATATTCTTCTTGAAGATTTGCTCAGTAAAAACATTATTACCCGCAAAGGTGGTAAGTTCTTTATCAACGGTGGAGTAGAGCTTGGACTTACAAAGTCTCAAGTTATTACAACTCTTAGAGCAGATGATTTCCAGGAAACTAAAATTGGCCTTATGGCTAAACTTAAAGCTGCTAGCTGATGATAATGACTGTTCAAGATATGCACCAGCAGTTCCTGCACTGGTATGACAAGCAG